CCCCCCCCCACCCGCAACGGTGGGGGCTTTTTCGTGCCCACCCGCTTCTGTACACAACTTGAGGGGCATCGGCTTTCGGGCGGGGGCGGGCGGGGGTAGGTTTGCTTCATGCTTACGACCGGAACCTCCTACGCGCATTCAGCGCCCGTCCTGCTGCTCAAGGATATTGACCCCAAAGGCCGCACCGTGCAGTTTTACGGCTCGGCTTTCGGCAACGTCGATTCCGACGGCGACGTGGTAGTGAAGGGCGCGTTTGCCAAGACCATCCTGGAGGCCGGCCCGCTCGGCGCCAAGCGCATCAAGCACCTGCGGCAGCACCAGACGCAGCAGCTCATTGGCCGCTTCACCGAACTCAAGGAAGATGAAAAGGGGCTGCTCTGCACCTCCATTCTGGCCGACAGCACCGAAGGCAACGACGCGCTAGCCCTGTATGAGCTGGACTTGTTCGAGCACTCGATAGGTTACGGCGTCATCAAGCAACAGTACGACCAGGGCACGGGCATCAACACACTGACTGAGCTACGGCTACGGGAAGTGTCCTCCGTTACTTGGGGCGCGAATGGCGATACGCCGCTGGTAGGCATCAAGTGCGACACCAAGGCCGGGTTTGAGCAGAGCCTCGCCCGCCTGGAAGACCGGGAGGCCAAGCTCGTTAAGGCCCTGCGCCACGGCACCATCTCTGACAACCTGGGGCACCAACTAGCCGACGAGCTAGAGGCCCTGCAAACCGCCTACAAAGGAATGATTTCACTCTACGGACAACCGCTGGAGCCGACCGAATCGCGTCCGCTCGTCTTGGATACTGCCGACCGCCTGAAGGCCAAGGAACCCGATGTGCCCAAGGCAAAGGAGTGGCTACAGAAAGCCATTGCCCTGCATGAAAAGCACATGGACGGTTCCGTGGAGCCCACTGACGCCTCACAGAAAACCATGATGACGCAGATGAAAAGCGCCCTGACCGCCCTTGGCGGCAGCATGGCCCCGATGAAAGCCACTTCCGAAGCCCCAGAGCCGAGCGGCGAGAAGGCGCTCAAATCCTTTTACTCACTCGTTTAACCTCCCCCGAAGATGACGCCCGAAGAACTCGCAAAAGCCCAGAAAGAAGCCGCCGACCGCCTGAAGGCCGAAGCCGCAACCGCCGCCAAAGAGGCTGGCAAAGAGGCTGCCGACACGGCCGTAAAGGAAGTGAAGGAAACCGCCGACACGGCCGCCACCGATGCCAGGAAGGCGCTGGATGAAATCGACAAGATTGCCCTGGTCATGGCCCGGGTAAAGTCTGACGACCTCGATATGCAGGACGGCGGCCTGGGCACCATCCGCAAGGCCCTGGAAGACAACAAGGACAAGTTCGCCGAGTTCAAAGCCAGCGGCAAGGGTCGCAGCCCGTTGAGCTTAGAGGTGAAGGCCATTATCACCACCGGAGCCGGCAGTCTGACCCAGCAGGGCACCAACGGTGTCATCCTGCCTCAGCGCCTGGCCGGCATCGTGACCCAGCCCGAGCGGCCGGAACACGTCCGCGACTTCCTGGCTACGTCCGGCACAACCAGCAACCTGATTACCTACGTGCGGGAAGGCTCCTACACCGACGGTGCGGCCGTGGTGGCAGAGGGTGGCCTCAAGCAGCAGTCAGACCTGGCGCTGGAAACCAAGTTCGCCCCTGTGGTGAAGATTGCCACGCATTTCAAGGTTTCGGAAGAAGCCCTGTCGGATATGCCGCAGTTGCTGGGCTACATCACCCAGCGCGGGCAGGCCAAGCTGATGCTGGTGGAAGATGCGCAGCTGCTCAACGGCTCGGGCACGTCAGGTAACATCAACGGTCTGCGCACGCAGGCCACGGCTTTCGCCGCCGGCCCACTGGCTGCTAAAGTCGCCCAGGCCAACCAACTCGACGCCTTGCGCGCCGCTATTGCCCAGGTGCGCCGCATTGAGTACACCCCGTCCGGTATCATGATGCACCCCGACGACGTGGCCGCAATGGAACTCACCAAGGCCACCGACGGGCAGTACCTGCTGCCCACGCTGCTCACCGGGCAGGCCCCCACTATCGGGCGCGTGCGCATCATGGAAACCACGCTCATCGGGGCGGGCAATTTCCTGGTAGGCGACTTCTCGGCTAACGCCGCCCAGCTGTTCGTGCGCGAAGGCATTACGGTGCGCGTGTACGACCAGAATGAGGACGATGCTATCCACAACCTGGTGACCATCGTGATTGAGGAGCGCCTCGCCCTGTGCGTGTACCGCCCCGAGGCACTGGTCAAAGGCGATTTCGCCACCGCCCAGGCCGCGCTGCTGAAAGCCTAATCCGTAACCGCCCGGCCGCTTCGGGGGCCGGGCTTACTTACTCATTGTCATGAAAGTAAAAGCCCTGCAAGATTTCAACCTCGGCTCACTGGCCAAGGACTACAAGGCCGGCCAGACGGTCGAGGTGTCGGATTCCGTCGCCAAGGAGTTAATCGACGCCGGCCTGGCCGAAGCGCCGAAAGCTGAAAAGGAAGACAAGGCCGATGCCTCCACCAAGGAGGATAAGTCAGCCGAAGCCCGCGCCACTAAAGCCACCAAGTAGCCATGCCCACCACCGTCGTTCTATCCGCCGCGTCCGAAGCACAGGAGCCCGTTTCGCTGGCCCTGCTGAAACAGTGGCTGCGCGTGGATACCGATGGAGAGGATGAGCTGCTGACGCTACTGCAAAAGGCCGCCCGGCATCTGTGCGAACAGTATACCGGGCGGTTCTTTGCCGGCCAGACCGTGGAAACCACGTTCGAGCTGGGCGAACCCTACCAACTGGCTCCGTTAGCGGGCGAACCCACCGCCGTGCGCGGCTACTTCACCGACCTCTCGCAGCTACCCCCGTCGCTGGAGGAATACCGCAAGGGTATCAGCATCAGCCGGGAGCTGGCCTGGGAAGACGCACTGCAGCAGCGCTACACGGTTACCTACCCCATCAACGCGGGGGAAGTGCCGGAGCTGGCCAAGCAATGCATCCTGGAGCTGGTAGCGGAGATGTACCGCAACCGGGAAAGCAGTAGCGTGGGCACCATCAGCCCCGAGCTGCCGGTCAACTTTCGCGTGAAGCTGGCCCCGCTGCGCATTCAGCCCCTAATGTACTGATATGGGACGCGTCGCCGCCGGAAACCTGACCGAACGCCTGAGCCTGCTCAACCCTTCGGCCCCCGTGCCGGACGGGCGCGGCGGGTTTCTGCCGGGCGTGGCCACTAGTCCGCTGGTCGTTCGGGCTTCGGTCCGGCAACTCTCGGGCCTGGAGGTGCTGCGGCTGGGCCAGGTGCTGGGTACTTCGGTGGTGGAGTTCACGATCCGCTACACCGACGCGGTGAACACCACCACGAAGCTGCGGTGGAGCGGGCGTAGTTACGGGGTGCGGCAGGTGGTGCACGACCCCCGCCGTGAGTTCACGGTGCTAACGGCAGTCGATAATGGCACGGTCGGGGGTTAGGGTCGAGCTGAAAGGAATGCGGGAGGCTATTGCGGCCCTGCGCTTCTACCAGATCGACAAGAAAGCCCGGGTGAAAACCGAAGTAGCCACCTACACGCTGCTGGTTGAATCCACCGCCAAGGACTTCGCCCCGGTCGATACGGGTAGGCTACGGGCTTCGATTCATTCGGACTTCCGCGCCGATGGGCTGGGCGGTTCGGTATCGACCAACGTGGAATACGCGCAGGCCCAGGAGCTGGGTACCCGCCGGATGCCCGCGCAACCTTTCATGTTCCCCGCTGCCGAGAGGTGGCGCGTGGCCTACGAACAAGCCATTACCAACGCCTTACGCACCCGATGAACCCGCAACGCTACCTCATTCCCGCCGTGCTCGACGCCCTCACCCAGGGCGGCCCGCTACCCGGCGGGGCGCTGGTAACCGAGTTTCAGCCGGGCGGGGCTTCGGCCTACGTGCTGGTTACCCAGCCTACGGTAGCTGACCTACCCGGCACGGCCGCCTGTCGGATGTGGTCGGCCACGCTGCTGCTGGATTGTGTGACGCTCTCAGAACCGGAATCTATTTCGGCCGTGCTCTGCGACGAGCTGGCCGATGCGGTGCTGGGCCGGTTGCAAGGGGCTGCGCTGCCGATGGGCGGCGGGTTGCAACTGTCGGGCCGGGCAACACTGGAGTTGCTGACCAGCGGGGCGGATTTCGACACCGAACAGATTGACATTCACCGCTATCTACGGATGCGGTTTACAATTTACACCTCTTAACTCCCTGTCATCATGGCAATTGAAATCGTAACCGGCCTGATTCTGGGCCTAAATGGCATCGAAGTAGGATGCGCTCAAACCGTTAGCTGGGGAGCCTCCCGTACGGAAATCGTCGCCAAGTGTGCTGCCAACGGCGGCACGAAGGTTACCCGGCCCGGCGATAAAGCCTACACGCTCAGCGTAGAAGCCCTTGCCCGCGTGGCCACTGGCGTCGACGCGGCCGGCAACTTCACCTACGTTAACCTGGAGCAGCTCTTTGAGGACGGCACGATCTTCGACTTCGAGGTGGGCGGCGAGGAAGTGGGCAGCACGAAGAAGTCCGGCCAGTGCTATGTGCTCAGCTATAGCGAGTCGAGCAACTTGGATGGGGAGACCACCTGGTCGGCTGACTTCTCGGTTACCGGCGACGTTACCTACACCGCTAACGCCTAAGCCGGATGCACGACCTGAATATTCGCGGCTACGGCCGCCTGCATATCGGTGGACAGGAGCGCCCGCTTCATTGGGGAACCTATCAAGCCCGCACTTACTGCGAGTTGGCTGGAATCGAATTAGATGCCTACCAGCAGGCTGTAGCCGACCTGTTCAGCCAGGGCGGCCTGACGGCAACCGTGGCCCTGTCGGGGCTGGTGTACTCTGCCCTTCGGGCGGGCAGCCGGCGCGACGGACAGGAGCCTGATTTCACGCCCGACGATGTGCTGTTCTGGGTCGATGAAGCCGACGCCGCCGAACTAGGCAAAGCCTTTGCCGTGCTGGCCGCCCTCGCGCCGCCACCGGCGGACGTGCCGGGAAAGCCGGCCGGGCCGAAGCCACGGGCAACCAAGTCCTAACGGCCGAATCCGACAACGCCCCGCCCGCTACCTGGTGGGGCGTTTTGGATTTCGCCCTCGGGGAATTGGGGCTTCGGGCTGATGAATTCTGGGCTATGACGTGGCCCGAATACGATGCCGCCTGCCGCGGGTACCGGCTTCGGCAGGCCCGCGAATGGGAGCGAACCCGACAGTTAGGCGAATGGACGGCAGCCTTTAACGGCGTGGACCTGCGCAAAGAGCTACGGGGCCGCCGCCTGCTGGAGCTGCCCACTGATGAACCCCGCCAATCCCCAGTCAAGGGCGGCAAGGGCCTCAAAGAGTATCGAGACCAACGCAGTGCCGCGCAACTCGCCCGCCTGCAAACCCAAACGCCAAACGAGCCGACTGTATGAATGTTGCCGAATTAGCCGTAGCCGTTGGGGCTGACCTGACCGACCTGGACCGGGGCCTGAACGCGGCCGTAGGCAAAGTACAGGCATTTGCCGGGCAGGTAAACCGGGCCGCGCAATCGGCCGGCAACGCATTCCAGCGCCTGCTGCCCGATCTGCAGAAGATTGGCGCGGCAGGCGACGCGCTAAAAGGCGCAGGCGCAGGCCTAACCTTAGGGGTGACGCTGCCCATTGTGGGTGCGGGCATTGCCGCGCTCAAGTCGGCTGGCTCGCTTGACAGCCTGCGCCGGGGGTTGGAGGCCGTAGCGGAAACGCAGCTAACCGAGGATGGGGTGCCGCCGATTGAGGCCGTAGGCAGGGCCGCCGAAGAAACAAAGGCGCGACTGCTGGAGCTAAAGGAAATTGCCAAGCTGCCTGGCTTGGGCTTTGAGGATGCTGTAAAGGGCGACCTGCGGCTACGTAATGCGGGTCTGACGGCCGAACAATCGGCTAAAAGCCTGTTGGAGTTCGGTAATGCCATTGCCCGCGCCGGCGGGGGGAAGGCACAGCTAGACCGCGTAACCTTGGCCCTCTCGCAGATTGCCACTAAGGGCAAGATAAGCCAGGAGGAAATCAACCAGCTGACGGAGGCGGGCATCGTGCTGGGGCCCGTTATGAAGAAGGCATTCGGCACGGCTGACACGCAGGCGCTGCAAAAGGCTGGCATCGACGCCACCGCCTTCGTTAACGCCATTACGGCCGAGCTAGCCAAGTTGCCCCGCGTAACGGGGGGGCTGCAGAACAGTTTTGAGACAGTGGGCGACACGCTCAGCAACGCCGCCGCCCGCATCGGCCTACGATTGGATGCTGCTTTTAACCTGACGGCGACGATTGAGCGGGTCGGCGACGCTATCGAGTCGCTGGTGTCGCGCTTTGAAACCCTGAGCCCCGCCACGCAGCGCACGGTGTTTGCCCTGGCCGGGCTGGCCGCCACTGTTGGGCCGGTGCTGGTGGCCGTTGGTACGCTCGGCGCGGCGCTGCCTGCCATTGTTAGCGGATTCGGTGCTATCGGGGCCGCCGTGGGCCTTGCGGCTGGCCCGGTGGCGTTGATAGCGCTTGCCGTGGGCGCGGCCGTGGTCGCCGTGGTGGCTTATTGGGATGAGATAGTCGCCTACTTTCAGGGGCCGGATGGCCAAGTGTTTCGCGAGTTGGCCCGCGGGGTAGAGGAATCCATCAACACGATTAAGGCCGCCGCCGCTGGGCTTGGAGGTGGCAACCTGGGAAGCCTGCTGTTCGGCGGCCTGGTAAGCGCGGGCAAGCTCGTGTTGGAAGTTGTGCAGGATGTGGCCACCGGCATTGCCGCGCTGTTCGATATAGTGAACGGTGCCGTGCGGAGCGTATCGGCGCTGCTTGACAAGGATTGGGCCCGCGCATGGGACGGCGCCAAGCAGGTAGTGCTAGGCCTGTTGGCTCCGATTGCCCGCCTCTTTGGGCTGGATTACGAGGGGCTACGGGCTAAGCTGAACGTACTGGGGGATGCCCCGCGGCTCACCATTGGCGACCTGATTACGCAGCAAATGAAGCTGGTCGATGAAGCTGCACTGGCCGGGGCCGTGTCGGGCGGCGACCTGCGGGCGAGTCTTGAGGCCGTGGGCACGGCGGCCGTGCTGAGCGACGAGCAGAAAAAAGCCCTGGCCGATCTGCAAAAGGCACTTATCGACAACGAGCGCAAGGCGCGCGCCCTCGGTTCCGCCTATGACGAGATCGGGCAAAAGCAAAGCATCCTCACATCGGGAGTTCAGAAGCTGGTAGAAGTGGGCTTCGCCCCGGCCGGCCGCACCGTGCAGGGATTCGCCCGCCAACTGCTGACGCTGCCCGCTGCTATTGATGCGCTGGAGGCCCGCATGGACGGCACACTGGGGCAGAACTTTACGCGCTTTCTGGAGGAAGGTCGCCGCAAAGCCGCCGCCCTGGCTGCTGAGTTATATCGGCCGCTTGAGGGCGTGGTCGACGTGGCCCTGCCTACGGTGCTGCCACTGTTGGATGTAACGCCGGTAACCGGCCCGCTGGAGGAAGTGAATGCCGCTCTCGCCCGGGCGCAATTCAGGGCCGAAGAGTTCAACGATAACTTCGGCGGCATCCTGGAGTCGGCACTTGAAAACACCGCGGCCGGGGTAGCGGAAGCCATTGGGGCGTTGGCTGCCGGGGTGGGCGGAACGGATCAGATATTTGCGGCCCTGCTGTCCGGCGTCGGTAGCATGGCCGTGCAGTTGGGGCAACTGGCCATCGGCATCGGCATTAGTCTGGAGGCAATCAAAACCGCCTTTAAAACCCTCGGGGGGGTGGGCGCGGTTGCCGCGGGCGTTGCTCTTATCGCGCTGGGTTCTGTCTTCAGCAGTGCCGCTTCGCGCATCGGGCGCAGCGCTGGCAGCGGCCCGTCGCCTGGTGGCGGCGGCGGATTCAGTAGCCCCCGCGCCGTCGACGTGAAACCGCAGAAGTTGGAGGTGAACATCAAGTTCGAGCCTGTAGAGTTCCGGCAGGACGGCCCGGCCCTGCGGGGTGTGCTCAATGTGGACTCTTACCGCAGCCGCCGATTTGACTAGGGCAAGAGCACATAGCGCAACGTTCCGCCCGGGTACAGGCGGGCCATTTGTTCCACTACGCGAAACGTTCCTTTGTATACCGATTTCTCTACCCCGATGAACTTAGCCTGCGAGGTTGATTTGCCCAGTGTGGCCAGGTCGACTTCTGATTCGCCCGTCATTCGAAGCCCGCCGGGCACGGCAACCGCCTTGATAATGAGCACCGGATGAAAGCCAAATTCCAGCGGCCGGGGGTCAGTAACCAGGGTGTGATACTCCTTGTCGAGCCGCTTAATGGTGTAGCCCTGCTGCACCAGCAGCCCGGCCAGGGTACGCAGCGCCGCGCCCGCTGAGTCTGGCGTCTGCACCAGAATAGCATTGGCCCCACGAAAAGGGGCTTCGGCTGGCAAAACAGCAGCAGACTGTCCGAACGCCGCGCCACCGGCCAGCAGCAGCCCGGCAAACAGTAGGATTGATTTCATCATAGCGCCGCCAACATACTAAGATTATGCCAGACCTCGTGTTAGTCCGCACCACTTGCCAGCCCGGGGTACTGCCCGGCGAGTTTGAACAAACCGACCGCTACTTCGACCGGGAGCTGTTCACCTTCGTCACCCAGGGCCCGCGCACGGTGCTGCAATGCGCGGCCTACGAAGCGCCCACGGGCTTTGAGCTGCTGCGCCGCTGCGTGCCACCCCGCGGGGAGGGAGGGCAGACCGACACCTATACAACGCTTGAAGTCATTGCCTACGACCGGGCCGCGCCCGACTTTCCGACCGTAACGTACACGCCCGATTTTCCGGCCTGCCCGCTGGTTAGCTGCGACCTGCTGCTGTTCCCGCTCTCGGCTGCCTACACCAGCGCCACCAGCCAATACCCCGGCGGCTACTGGCTGGTAAGCGCAGGCTTTACGTCGGGGCAGTTGCCGGTGGAGTTGATTTTCGGCGGCCAGCAGACCAGCAAGCAGACCGTCAGCACCTCGCCCGGCACGGCCACGTTTCTGGTGACGCAGCCCGGCACGTACGTTGTGCAGGCCGCGGCCGGCCCCTGCAACGCCGTCAGCCCTCCGATTACCCTGGCCCCACCGACAGCCCCCCCGGCGGCCGATTCCATCGTGCCGCTGCTTACGCGCATTGACCGCGGCACGGACGAAACGGCCGGCGGGCCGGTGGAGTACGAGCGCACCGTGTTCTTTGAGTGGAACAAGGCCACGCGCACGGTTGACACGCGCACGGAGGAAGGCGTTACAGGCGACCCTTACAGCCGTGACCTGCGCCTGTTGGTTGATGCCTACCAGTTGCCCGACGGGCGCACGTTCCGGCAGGTGTACCACAACGGTGCCGGCGGGGTTCGTTTCACCGACACGGTGCCGGAAGTAGAGCAGCAGGTGGGCGAGATGGAAATCAGCAACCTGATTGTGACCGACATTGACGAGGCAGGCACGCCTACCGGAAGGGTATGGATAGAGGCCGAAAGCCCCGCCCCACCGATTCGGTACACCGTTATTGGCCCGGGCGGGGCTACCGGCACCAACGTAACCGGGCAGTTTGCGGGGCTGCCCGCGGGCTCCTGGCAGGCGCGGGCCACCGATGCGGCCGGCCGCACCAGCAGCGACACGTTCGAAGTACAAGACCGCTACCGGCCCCGCTTTACAGCCGACTGGCAGGCCCTGCACGGCGAGTCAGTGCAGGTTTTTATCCTGGGCTACGACTACGCGGGCGAACCCGAAACCGTATGCGGGGCCGGCAACTCGCCTATTACCCGCGGCTGGCAGGGCAGCGGCACCGACCCGCTGGCCCCGTTTCTGGAGGTGGTGGGCCAGACCGTCAAGCTCTCGCTGCTGACAGCCTACGCCAGGCAGTTTCTGGTACTGGCCGGGCCCAATGACCGGGCCCACCGCGTCGACGTGTATCGGGCTGGCCGGCTGGCGTTTCGCGGCTACATTGCCCCCGAAACCTACCGCGAACCACTGCTTTCAGGCCGGCAGGCGGTAACGATTACGGCGTCTTGCGGGTTGGGGCCGCTGTCGGAAATCGAGTTTCTCAACCATCGGCAACGCCTGCTCTCCGGTCGCCGGCCGGTGCTGGCCACCATCCTGCACTGCCTGTCCCGCACCGACCTGAACCTGCCGCTCTACATTGGTGGTGGGCTCTGGGATGCGGGCATGGATGCGGAAGAAGAGCCCTTGTTGCAGGCGTACGGCCAGCGCGAGGTATACAATGCGGGCGGGGATGATATAGATAAGGTTGCCCTGTGCCGGGCCGTGCTGGAGGGGGAGCTACGCGGCTTCTTTCTGCAACTCTGCCAGCGGGACGGGGCCTGGCAGCTCGACGCCGTGCCCGAGTTGGATGCGCTGCCCGAGCGCCGTGCCTTCACGGCCGAAGGCCTGCCGCTAATCGACCCGCAAACCGGCATCGTGTTACCCCCAGCCCCGGGCCTTGCTGCGCTGCACATCGTCCCGTCCGCGCAGGCCACCGGGCCGGATGATCTGTATTGGGTAACGGCTGCGCAGGCCGTGGAGGTAAGCCCGGC